GTTCCAAGTGTACCAAGTTGTGTTGTCTAACGAGAATTGGAAATTGTAGTTGGCTGAATTATTAATAACCTCATCTATTGTGGTAGAAGTGCTGTCAACCCATATTAGATTGGTACTGGCTCCTGCTCTTGATGCTACCGTGGTCAAACCGATGGTGGTTCTTGCTGTCACTGCTACTTGGTTGTAGCCTGTGACTTCTTCTATTCTACGATCACCAGCAGCAGTTGATTTTACACGACCAATGCCTTGTGCGGATTTTAATACAGTACCGTCTGGAAATGTAATACCTTCGTTGAGTTTAGTTAAGTCTATCTCTTTACGGGTATAACTAAAACCACCACCCTGATTACCCTGTGTCCAACTTAGGAATTTAATAGCGTAATATTTTCCTATGCTAGGCACATACATTACACATTCTGTACCTACTATCTTGTTTCCTAAACCACCATTACCAAATGCCGCATATAGATTATCGTATATTCTTGTTTCAACGTCTGACAGATCATTCCATCCGTCAATGTTCCATACTGTGCCCTGTGGACTGACATTCTCATTCCACCCTTCTTCAATGAATGGATTGTAGATACCATTGTTCTCGTCTCGAGTTATACCAATCTGTAATGTGGAGTCGTCTTCAATAACGTCTACGTTGTTAGCAGTGGCGTAGTCATCTTTCTTAAAGTAATTAGGATCAGTTACTTCTGTTCTAGTGTAACTGTAACCACCGTTGCTGCCACCCCAGGTATGGAAATCAAACTTGTAATATTTGTCGTTGGCTATGTCGTGCATGACCAGTTCGCTGGCTACTATGTTGTTGCCCACTTGATTGTTTAATGCTGCTCGCCAAGTTGTGTAACTTCTAGCGCCTATTCCTGTTAAATCTCCCCATCCATCCGCATTCCACTCTGTGCCTAAAGGACTGAGATAAGTGCTATTATCGTATTCTAGTTCCACCGCACTGTTGTAGAGACCCATATTCAAGTCTCGTGTCAGAATTAATCCTGGACGGATCTCATCAAATATTTGTACTGGTTGATAATCAATGCTGGCAGTATAGGATGCTGGATTGTTTGTTGCAACACCAGTAAAGGCAGCATTAGCGACAGTTAATATGCCGCCAGATCCGTTTACTGTGTCTATGGTAAATGTTATACTATCAGTAGCATCGTTGGATCCGCCAATTTGATAACTGTAGATTTTATAAGTTGTACCTGGTACATAACCCGTACCTGGAGCGAGTACTATGACATCGCTTAATATTGGGTATCCAGGGCCTTCTGTAATATTAACTTGAACTGAGGCATTGATACCTGTAACAGGTACTGTGACAGTAACTGGCGTGCCTAGTACCGCAGGCTGTGTGATAAAAGGTTCGTTGGTTAGTTCCAAGTATGGTTGAGTTGGTCCTGTGGCACCACCTAATACTGAATCACCATTTGAATCTAAAATGTCTCCGCCTGGTGGTAGTTGTAGTTTACCGTCGTCACGGAATTCAAAAATTTCTTCGCCTTCCCCAGTGTTAGTAACAACTTGAACACCACCGCGACCAAATACCTGTACAATACTGGTGGCATCACCTTTGTTAAAAATCTGTAAAGCGTTACCTTCGTCTTGATTTGGTACACTAGGAATATTGATATAGGCATTGCTTTCACCGCCTGGATCAAGATAAAGATTATAGTTGCCCCAACTATTACTATCTGCGCCCTTAGTTCCTAATGTGCTACTTTCAATTTTAAGATTACCGAGGTCAGCAGTACCACCTAACGATCCATCATTGTCAGTTAAGTCTGAAAGATCTGTTGGAGCATTAGGGATGTCTGCATAGTTTATGGTTTGACTAACAGGAACATTATTAATTTTTAATTCATTAGTGTTGGGATCTAAACTTAAAGGAGTACCACCTAGATATATTGTTTGGTTACTAACATACATACTACGCCAAGGT